ATGAAATAATCTATATAATAAAAATATGAGAGGAATAATATTCAAAACAGTAAAAGAAGGATTTAGAAGACTTCATAAAGCACATAAATCTGAAGTTGCGAGAAAAAAAAGAAGTCCAAACACTGCACCACCTGTTATTCCTATGGATCTTAAAAAAGCTGATTTTAAGAGAAAAATACGTGGAACTAAATTTATGACTGCAGCTGAATACAAAGCTGCACCTAAAACCAAAAGTATGCCAAAAGGTGGTAGACCTAGAATGTTTGGTAAAGCGTTTGCATCTGATAAAGCAGCTAAAAGAACTATGATGATTCCTATGATGACAAAGAAGCAAAGAGCTGCTAATCAGGAAGCCATAAGTCAATCTGTAAGAAAATTTATGAAGGAAAGAATTGGAAAAAAATCAAAAGGTGGTTTAAATACTATTAGGATGGTTAAAAGAAAATTAGAAAAAGCATCTAAAGCACACGCAGGCCAAGCAAAAGCTTTAGGTAAAATTATTCCAAAAAAAATGTTAGGTGGTTTACTTACTGCAGGAATTAAAACTGCTGCTAAAAAATATTTTAAGACAGGTAATAAAACTCAACAGATTGTAAAAAAACATGGTGGTTCAAGATCTGATGCCAAGACTGATGTTAAGTCTGGAATAAAAAATAATATTGCAATTAGACTTAAGGACAAGAGTTTAAGTGTTCAAGAGAGACGATCTATAATAAGAGATTTAAATAAATTTAGATAATGGGTGGTTTAACTAAAAAAGAGTTGAGAACTGAAAAGGATTTAACTCAAAAACAAAAAATGTTTGTAGAAATTATGGTTCAAGATCATGGCCAAATTACACAAGCAGAAGCTTTGCAACGTGCAGGTTATGAATGCAAAGATATAAATACTGCAAGATCTACTGCATCACAATTATTAAATAGAAGAAAAAATCCACATATTGCAAAATATTACGATAAAAGATTTGAACAAGAAGTAAAGAAATACGAGAGTGATAATCTCAGACGATACAAAAGATTTGAAAGACTTGCTGATAAGGCAGAAAAAAAAGATCAATACGCAGCAGCTATTAATGCTGAGTACAGATCTGGCCAGTTGGCTGGTGCTTTCATTGATAGAAAAGAAGTAAGAGTAACAGGTCTGGAGGGAATGTCACGTGAGGAACTTGAAAACAAACTCAAGGAACTCTCAGCGAAAATCGATGGCTATAATGCAAAAACCATCGAAGCTGAAGAGACAATTGTTTCTAAAAAGGGCTAGTTGGTCAGTTTGGATCAGAGAGTTTAATAAGAAACATAATCCTACACTATTCACTTCAGTTGGAGTTGTTGAGGTAAGAGTAAATGAGAAAAAAAATAGCAATACCAAAAAAAGTAAAAAAACAGATAGATAAGTTTCCTATGGTTGCTGTCGAATGGTTCGATATTGTATCGAACAGCAGCTGGAGTAGTTTTGATGAACTTAAAAAATCTAATTTAGCAACCTGTATAACTAAAGGTCATTTGTTTTCTCAAGCTAAAGGAGTTACCAGATTGTTTGGAGATTACTCTTTTGCAGAAAATGGTGTTGACATTGAAAGTATAGGTAATACAACAATTATACCGAACTCAGTAATTAAGGATATTAAAAAGTTAAGTTAATTAATGACAGTCAAAGCACAAGAATCAAGGTTGTGGCAAAAGACTAAAAACAATTTAACTAATTGTTATTTAACTCGCATAGAATCTAGCACAATTAATGGAATACCAGATGTTCATGCTGTATGTGATGATCAAATATTTTGGATAGAACTTAAGTCCGATGATGCTAATTATCCTAAATTAAATAAGTGGCAAATTGTGTGGATTAATAAATATATCAAGGCTGGTGGTAAAGTAATTATCTTCAAAGAGACCCTCTTGAAGAGGTCTCTTAAACTCTACAGACCGGTGTCCAGTTTCACTGATCCTCGTTCACTGGTGCCGTCTCGCTCGTTCTCGTTCCCGTTACAATGGCCCACGGTCCAGCGTAACCTTCTGGATCTCCTCCGGGAGCACGCAGCGTGATCTCGTTCTCGTTGACAAACCTCGCTCGTTCTTGTTCAGCGAACACCGACTGGGCCCATCCTGCAGCTCCAGTAACGCACGGAAGCTCGTGCTATGACCTGCCCCTCGTTTCTTTCCTCTTTGTTAGTTTTCGAGGGGCTGGTGATGGCATCCTTCCCGGCAGGATCTCGTCTCGTTGTCAAGGATAAATTTCGTTCTCGTTTGACAAACAACACTGGCACCTGCAGCGTCAGCACAGGACTGGGGTGCACGTAACTTCTGCTTGACGAGTATCCCATGATATCGTATCTTGGGGGAAAGGAGAAAATTATGACAGTAGATTTCGAAGCTCTCGATCTCGTTCGAGGCGAGAACAAATCTCGTTCTCACGAGAGTAAAGTTAATGAGCTCACCAGGCAGAACAAGGTACTACGGCAGCTGGTAGCTGATGCTATCAAAATGGTAAAGGAATTAGAGAAAGAAGATTACTGCGCCTATAGTGATATCTTGGAAAAACGATTAGATAATATATAATACAGGTGCCTTGGTAAGGATACACGGACAACTTACCAAGGCCTGAAAATACTTCTTGACATATATCCCATCATATCTTATGTAAGGTCTACGCATCAGCTGTGTGTGCAACAACACATCGTCAACCAGTGACGGGGCGCACGGTTGATGTGTTGCGCACTTCAGGAGTCTTGGACCATGATGGCTAATTCAGGGTTGATCACTGCGCTGGCTTGAAACAAATAAAAACTGAAGTGACGCTAACTAACAAAGGAGAGCAAATGAAAACAATTCGTTACCGAAAGAACAAGGATGGATTCATGGGAAGTGAAAATCGCATCCTCGAGAAGAAAGACAAACCCGAAAAAGGAAAAGTATACGCTTTGACAGGAGCTCGAGGCACCAGCTGCATTGCTAATGGCAACAGTTGGAAAGAGTCTGAGGTCCACGGTGAACATGCCGTTACCATTGACTGGGGACAACAGAAACAAGAAAGAAAGGTGTATACCTTCGCTACCGCTGCAGAACTCGATGCCTTTATGAAAGGTGTTGACGAAGCCGATGGATGGCTAGAGTACAATGTCGTTGGGGAGGACAAATGAAGGCCTCGCTTCGTTTACAATTGAACTGGCACCAGCAGCAGGTAACAGCTGGTGCAGGACACGCCAGGAGAAGCCCGTGGAACTAGTTGCGTTGTACGTAGTACTGTTCCTACTATTTCCAGATGCAATGATCCTCATCACTGGACTCTTCGTTCTCGCTATAGCCTCAGCTTTCTAATGTCGCTCGTTTGACTGACAGCTGGATCTCCACGCTGTGTGTGTAGAGTGCAGGGGGCTGGGCGCAGGAAGTTCTGTTATGAAGAATGGTAAGGTCGCTAGTTTAGAACGATTCTAAAATATAGTTGTTGCATTGATTGGTGGGATTTGATAAGACAGGTCTTAAACTTTAACAAAGGAGAAATATGGGTTTAGATCAACACGCACATATAAAAGGAGTAAAGATTGATTGGGAAAAGTTTTTCAATGATAGTGAATACTCTGAAAACGCAGGTGTTTTCGTTTGGCGAAAACACGCAAGACTTCAAGAGTTCATGGCTAGAAAATGGGCAGAACAAAATCCTAGTATGAAGGTAGAAGGACACCTTTCACATTTAGGTTTTAATGCCGACCAAGATACACCTTGTTATATTACAGAAGATGTCGTGAAAGAGTTAAGCGAACAGATAGAAAAAGGTTTCTCTGACTATCACGCTGAAGATGGATTTTTTTGGGGGCAACAATTCCAAGAGGATTCGGTTAAAGAGTACAAAGAGCAGGATTTAAAGTTCTTGAAGTTCTGTGAACAAGCAATCAACGAAAAGAAAGTCGTTGAATATTGGTGTTCGTGGTAATGACTAAAGATAAAAAAACTGAGGCGACATCTGTCGCCTCGCCTCGTTCTCGTGGTGCAGGACAAAAAGCACAAGATGAATTCACCAAGCAGATGCAGACGCTGGTGCAGGGGTTGGAAAAAGTAATGCAACTAGAGGTAGAGCCAAATGTTGATACCATTAATAATATCATTAATAAAAAAGATAAAAAAAAACTAAATTAGTTCTTGTAATGGGACTACATAAGATATATGAAGTGAGAGCAAACATAAGTTTGTATAACTTAACAAAGAGGTAAAAATGCCAAATGCAATAAAAAAGCTAAAGCAAGAAGAAAAAAAAGTGGTTCTTGCTTATGCTCAATTAAAGCTACGAGCAAATAGACTATCTAAAGAGTTAGACACCATGAAACAAAATGTTGTTGATTGCTTTGATAGAACAAACCAAAACTTGATTATTGTTCAAGATGAACAAGGTAATAGTTTTGGATTACAAAAAATAAATCGTAAAAGAAAAAAGTTTGAGACAGCAAACTTTAAAATCGCACATAACGATTTATATAATAAGTTCACTACTGATATTGAATATAGTGAATACAAAGCAATAGGGGACAACAATGCCCAATAATAGTTTAATCAATATTGCTGAAGTATTAGCTGAGCGAGTAGGTAATAAAACACCTACTCAACTTGCTGACATGGTTATTGACAATGGTACAAAGAAACAACTCAACTATGAGATTATGTTTCAATTGTTAATGGGTGAATGTGAAAAACACATACTTGAAAATGTTGGCAACCCTGTTGTTGATGAGTTTAAGACTAATGTCTTAAACAAGTTCTCAACATTGGTACAGGCATTACATACATCAGAAGAATAAGTTCATATGAAAACCAATGGCGCAATTGCGCCATTGGTGTATCTATTACAAGGCTCTTTTAAATAAACAATCAAGTACGAGTTTTACCATCAGAAAATTTGCGTTCAGGGGCTAGTGCAAGACTGACAAAGAGGTTTACAAAGTAGGATATACAAATATACTAGGGTCCCAAACGGTATGAACATTGAACATTTAACAGAAGAAGAATTAAAAGACTTAATTCTAAAAAAGCAGTTGGAGTGGATCAAGTTATGCCAGGATGATTTTTTAATTTTTGCTACTGCTGTTTGGCAAGATTTTATTTATAGAAAAACAGAGGACCCAAATAACTGGGGGCACCATCAGATTATTGCAAACGCTTTTCAAGATATTGCACAAGGCAATGAAAAGAGGCTCATCATTAATATGCCTCCTAGGCATACTAAATCAGAATTTGCTTCTTACCTTTTCCCGGCATGGATGATTGGTAGGAATCCTAAGATGAAAATTATGCAAGTATCACACAACGCTGAATTAGCTTCGCGGTTCGGTAGCAAAGTTAGAAACTTAATGAATACCAAAGAGTATAAACAGATCTTTGGAAATGTTACACTTAGAGAAGATAGTAAAGCAAAAGGTAGGTGGGAAACCAATCATGGTGGTGAATACTTTGCAGC